CGCGGAGTGCGCACATGATATTGACCAGCGCCGACGGCCTGCCTATAGGCGCTGCTCGCCCGTCGCGGCGGCCTTTCGGGGCGGAGTAGCTCAGCTGGTTAGAGCAGCGGAATCATAATCCGCGTGTCGGGGGTTCGAGTCCCTCCTCCGCTACCAATGAAATCCATACCAAATCAGCGGCTTACGGGATTTTACTCGCCGAGAACAGCGCGCGAACGCTTTCCCGGCATGTTGCACGATGTTGCAGCATTTCCGTGGGTTTACACAGCGTCCCGGCGTGTCCGTGCAACACAGATGCAACAAGGAGAAGGGCTGGAAAACCTAGCCGTTTAATCGCCCTTGCCGTGCCTCAGCTTCGCCGCATCATCGATCTCGACGACAGCGCGAATGGCTCGAAACTCATCGTCGGTCATTCCCTCTTCCGGCTGGTCGCCCCAGCTTCGGCATGTCTCGACGAGGTGCCCGCCCTCTAGTGAGGCGCGATATTGCTCCAGCGTATCGAAGCCTTCCTTCTCGCCCCATTTCTGCCCGGCGGCATCCGCCCGAACCAGAAACCCCCAAAGGGCGGCTACGGCTGCGTCTGCTGCCGTGCGCGCCGAAGCGCCGGGATCGTTGGCGCGAGCCTTGATGCTCTTTCGATAGCGGGCTTGCCGCTCAGCGTTTGATAAAACCATGTCCGTTACATAACGGCGGAAGCTGGCTGGCGCAAGTTCGTTACGTAACGCTCTTGACGCATTAACCATATGTCGTTACGTAACGGGACAGCCAAGGCCAGAAGCCAAGGCGGACCGAGGCGGGATTGCAGTCCCATCCCCGGTCCTGATCGAAACCCTACATCACAGGGAAACGACTATGGAAACTCCTACCATCACAAATGCGCCGACGAAAGACGATGCGGACATCCTCGCCGCATGGGGCCGCCGATCGCTCGCCCATGCGTCTTACGTCATGCTGCCCTTCTCGGATTGCCCGAGCGCCGCATACACGCCTGAGGAACGGGAACAGGTCGAAATCATGGATGCCGCGGAGATTGCCATCCGCGAGGCGGTGGCCACTACCCCGCGCGGCGTATCGATCCAGCTTTGGACCGCACTGGCCCATATCGAGCAAGACCGCGACACCGAGACGGCCTTGAACATCATGGACCTCGATTGGTTCCTGATCGACGAAGGGCGCTTCGACTGGAACGTCCGGCTCATCATCGCAGCCCTGAAATCGCTGCGCGCGATGGGTGGTGTGGCATGATCAAGCACTCCCTTCCCAACAAGCTGCGCGGGGCGTGGAAGACGCTGGAGCGCAACTATCGCATCGCCCTTGCCGAAAACCTCAAGGCCGCGACCCAAGATGGAGACAGCGAAGCCACTAACGACGCCTATACGGCGGCGGTCGATGCAATCTTGCTGACGCCCGCCGAGGCGCTGCCGGACATTCGCCTCAAAGTTGAGGTTATGCGCGAACATGAGGTCGAAGATGGCTGGTGGTGCGCGAAGGAGGCACTCGCGTTGCTCGCGATCGATGCGGGCCGCCTTATCGATCCCACGCGGGAAGGGGGTGAGGCGTGAGCCGCTTCGTGATGTTTACCGGTGCGGGGGGCGAAAAGCTCCCCGCCGACATCGCCCTCGCCATCATTCCGAGCCTGCCCCGCGCGCAGCTTGAACATTTGGTGCAGCGATTAGTTGACCGGCTCGACGAAGAGGATGGCGACCCCGACGTTGAGGACGCCCTTGATACCGAGGACGACGTGTTGACAGACTTCGCGCGGCAAGCCGGGAACGATGGCCCCGGTTGCCGGATCGCCGACAGCGATTTCGCGGTGGACGATCTGCCTTGCGATGACCCGGACGCGGATAAGGAGCGGGAAGAAAGGTTTGTGCCGCTTTACGGCTCGGACCAGTCGGCCGGGATTATCGCATGGAGGGTGAGATGAGCGCGCCTCGCACAACGACAGACGGCATCCTCGTCTGTTTCGGGCTCGCGATGGTCGCCGGACTGGCGTGGTTCGTCGCGTCCCTGTTCGATCTGGCGGTGAATGTCTTGAGGCTCGCGCCGTAGGCTGAACAGAAAGAACCATTTTGGGGGCGTCGGGTTTCGACTCGGCGCCCTTTTTGTTATGATGCCCGAGGCTGGTCGGCGCCTGTCGTGAGAAGCGGGAGCCTTAGGGCAAAGACGTTGGGCAAAAGTGTCGGCAGCGATATTTTTGGTCGCGCTCGCCAGCCAAACGAAAAAGGGCGGCCAGGATATTCCCTGCCGCCCTTTTTGCTGTCCCGCTTATTGATCGGGGGCTGTCCCGGCGTCCGGCGCTAACCCGCCGCTCAAGCGGCCTTCAATGTCCCGGTGACTGTCCCGCGATTGTCCCACTGCAACGGCGATGCAACGTTTCAGAAACGTTGCACAACGCTCACTGGACGGTAATTCCAACCACGTGGTCAATCCGGAACCTCCACGTCAATTGTTCGTGGTTGATGGTCATCATGGGGCCGGAAACCGCCGCGGATACTACGTCGGTTATCATCTTGCCGCTCGCCAGCCACACAGTCACTTGCCGCCCTTCGGCGACCGATTTGTTGATGTCACTTGCTAGGATTTCAGCCGCAGCCTGTTCATTTTGTGCCATACATTTTCCCCTCTGCGCCGTGATAATGGGCACGGCGCGGGAAGTCACTTTAATCCGGCAGTCGGCCGGCCCATGCCTTCGTCCCGACGACGTCGGCTTTGCAGTCACCCCACGCCGCCCGCATCGCCAGCGCGAAGGCCAGCGTCAGGTTGTCCCGGATAAGCTGCGTTGCTTCCGTCCCGTCCTTCGGGGGGAGGGCGGGGGCTAGGGGCGCATCAGCGCATTCGAGCAATTCGGGCGGCGGCTTAGTCGCCTTTGGGCTGACCTTCTTTTCGCAAGCTGTTGAGGCCAGCAGCAAGGGGGTCATCAGAAGCGGCAGCAGCAGCTTGCGCGCGGTCAGTGGCGGCATCGATCGTTCCTTTCGTTTCGGCCGCAACATCGCGGGCCTCAGCGTCGGCGGCGGCATCGGCTTCCTCGACAATCTGCGAAGCCGTTTCATATTGCTTGGCGAGGGCGCGCCAGTCGTCCCGGTCACCGTCCACCGACGCCAGGCGCCAGGACAGGAAGGCGCAGAGGGCGATGAGCAGCGCGACGACCGTGCGGGCAGGGTTGGCGGTCAACCATGACCCCAGCGCCCTGAGGCGGGCGAGAAGGGGCGCAGCGATGCCTAGGACGATGCCAATCATTTCTTCTCTCCAAAGGTGGGCCAGTTGTATGGGTCAGTCGGGGCTTCGGTGACGCTGACCGGGTCTTCCGGTTTGCCCGTGGGGACATCGTCCTTCGCCTTGCCGCCGCTGCTGGAGCCGATCCAGAACGCGACCACGGCCACCGCAAAGGACTTCCATGTCCCGATCGTGTCGCCGATCAGCGCCGCGTCTCCGGTGAAAAAGACGACGTGGACGCTGAACGCGAGATAGGCGAGCAAGAGCGCCGCGCTGAACGCGATGACCACGCGAGCGTGCGGGACGCGGACATTCATGTCAGGGGCGTCGATACAGCGCGGCTTCGGCGGCGCGGCGCGTCACGAGGCCGGGGAGCTTCTTGCCCTTGGCTATCACCCACATGCCGAACGCCTTGGCTGCTTCAACGAAGCTGCGCGCGCGGTGCAGGCGAAGGACGCTCGATTTCAGGAAGGCGCCGATACCGATGTTGAACGCTAGACTCACCATCGCCGAGAACTGATTGTCGGTCGCATCCGGGGCCGCATTGGCGACCGCGATCTCGAAGCGTTCTAGATCCTCCATCAAAAGCCGCTCGGCCTCTGCTTCGGTGATGACCATGCCCGGCTTCACATGCGGCCCGGTCGAGCCATAGCCAATCGTCCAGACCCGCGCCGGGCAGAGATAGGCCTTGAGGCGCAGGCCCTCGCTCGCCTTGACGAGCGCGAGGCCGGCGGGATTGATACGACGGCGGCCGGACTTGAGCGGCTGGGGCTTCTCGCCGCGCGCAACGCGGATAGCGGCGTCGAGAATATCGACTTCGACCTGATCAAGGCCGTCGTCGTCATCGTCCAGCTCGCGCGCGATGTCGAACAGGGGCTTGATGATGCCGGTCGCTTTGACCTGATAGAGGATGGCGTTGATAGCGGCGACGTCGCGGCCGGTCATCGGGCCGCCGATCGCGCGGATGGCGTCGAAAATCGGCTTGTCGTCCACGAAGGTCATCATTTGCGTCTTCCTTGTTCGAGGGCGGTGATGCGGTCGGTCTGCTGAGTGTTGACCAGTTCGACCGCGTCGAGACGCTTGCCGGTCGTGTCGGTCTGTTGCCGGGTGTCGATCCGGGCGACGGTCAATTGCAGCTCGTTGAGCGTGGACACGCCCCATGCGAACATGCCGGTGAAGGCGAGGGTCATCACCGCGGAGATAATGATGGCCGCCCATTTGAGCGGGGCGGGGATTTCGGGCTTCGGAGCCGGGGCCGCCAAGTGCGGATAGTCGAGCGCGAACTTCCTGACCGCCGCTTGTGCTGCCGCCTCGCTAAACGCGTGCGCGATCTCGCGGACCTGTTCTGTGCTTAGCGGGTCCATTAAGCCCTCAGTTCACGATCAGCGGGCGGCGTCGGGTATTTGGCGCCGGATAGGTTCCCGGCTCGATCCACGCATAGAAATCGACCTTGGACGAAGCGAAGCCGGCAACCGGCTCGATCCACGCCGCAATCGCCTCCTTGGATGCCTGAAATCCGGTGGCGAGCTGCACGCGCAATTCTACTTGCCACTGCACCCATTCGGCATTCGCGCCGGCTATGCTGATCGCGCCAGAGTTTGTCCCCGATGTAGGCGCCGCCTTGCTGCCAAAGGCAATGCGGCCTCCATCGGTGGCGCTGCCGTTGTCCTCGTTTTCCGTCCAGCCAGCGGGCTGCGCGAGCGCGGTATTGGCATTCGCCGCGTCGAAATAGACGAACAGGCTATTATCGCGGGTCGAAGCGATCGAAGAGGTCGAGTGCGTTGAAGTCGCGCCGCTGTTGCTTGTGCTGTTGCCCGGCGCTGCTTCGGTTACGTTTGACCCATCGGCATAATAGGCGATGCGGGCCGCACAGGGAACGGACCCTGTCCAAGTGAACGTAGGCGCCGCTGCGCCTTCCGCCGCGCGCCAAAGCGACGCTGTAAAGCTAGCGCCAGAATTGACCTGGGATAGCTTTTGCCATGCGGCGTCGGCGCACGCGTGGGTAGCATTGTTGTCCGATTGAACAACCGCCCACATAACCCCGTTTTGACCAAGCACCGTTGGCTTGGCTGGAGAAATCGACGCCGCCCCTGCCGAGGCTGAGCGCGCTCCAGAAGCAAGAAACTCAGGCACTACGCCGCCTCAAGATATGGTTCGACGCCGTTGAACCCGCCCTGCGTGAACGGCGCTGACGTGGCGGGGTTGTTATCGACGATATGCAACCGCGGCTCATAGCCAGCAGCATAACTCTTGCCAGAGCTGGAATAGTTGGTGCCGGCGGAACGGATGCCGAGCTTCCCATCCGAGATCACACCATCATGGCGACCGCGAGCGGCAACGACGGCGGCGGCGATGACATAACCGCCGGGGAGCGTGATGCCCGCATGGGTTTGCCCCGCCTTGTTGGCAGAGGTCGAGATGGCGATAGCGGTGGCGTCGTTCAGCACCCCTTCGTTCACATCGGTATAGACCCCCGACGACGCCCCTGTGTTGGCCGCGCTGTTGCCGTTGAGCGCCGACGCCATAAGGTGGGTGTCACGAATATCGTAATTAGCACCCATGATCTGGGAGACGCGCGTTGCCGTCGTCGAAGCCGTGGCTGTATTTCCGGGGAATAATCGCACAGCGGTAATGGTGGTCTGGCCCCCGGACCAGCCGGTCCCGCTGGCAACAGAGGTGTTGTTCATGAAGACTTCAAACCCGCTGTTTAGATCAATGCGAATGACAAGAGTGGTCAGCGCGGAGTTGGCCAGCGTAAAAGTGGAACCTGCCGAAGCCCACGCGCCTGCCGTCCAATATTGCGGAGTGACAAGGTAGCTGACGATAGTCGTCCGGAACCGAAAGACTGGAGTAGCGCCGTTATACATTTCCATAAAAGAGTCCGTGCTAGCGGACGGATTTCCCCCCTGATAGATGTCGTATCTTAGCCAGAACGAGCCGGTCGCCGAAAAGGGCGGGGTTTCGATATACTGGCCCGTCGATCCTGCACCGATATGAATGGCGCTACTGACATAAGCGGTGTCGAACCGCCCTGACGTTGTATCGCCATCGGTTATTGCTGCGGTGGTCCGCTTGAATGCTGCCAGCGAGTTGCCCGCAAAATATTTGGTCATGGGCGCGCTCCGATCCATGTCATGCTAGCGCCGGCCGCCGTGGCGTCGGGCGTAGCGGGGGCGGTGACGAGCAATTCATCACCGATGAGGCATGACAGCGCCCCGCCGGTCGTAACGGGCGTGAAGGCGCCGCCTGTCGATATGGTGACCGTTCCCACGGGGGTTCCGTTGACCGCCACGTCCATGACAAAGCTGGACGTCGGGTTCGTGTCGATGTTGCCCTCGAAGCCCGCGAAGTCGTTGGCGAAGTCGATGTCCTCAACGAAGGTATATCGCGCGATGACGTAGGATGCGGTTGGCGTTTCCTCGAACCCGGTGCCGAGCGAGAAGGCTGTCGGGATCGGCGCGCTGCCGCTAATGTCCGTCCACGCGGCGCCGTCATATCGGATGCCGACGTCCTCATCATCGACATAGATAATCATCCCGGCCACGGCTTCCTTGAACGCCCATGCCGTCGAGATGCGAAGGGCGATCTGACCTTCTTTTCCTGCCCATGCGCCTGTCGCCGTCGCCGCAATGAGATAGGCATCGCCATCGGCGGGGGAGCCGGGAGGATCATTCTCGCCGCGATCGAGAACGCGCGCGCCCGCTGCGAAAAACTCCAGCCAACGCGTGTTTTCGTTGACCACGACTTCCGGGATCGCCTGCGACGATTCAAGTTCGGTGAGCGCCAGAATAGGCGTGTCGGTCATTCGATCATTCCTTTGGGTTTAGGCTGTGGCGAGGAAGCCGTCACCGACCGCCGCCGAGACTTGCGCGACGGTCCATGCGAGATCGCCGTCCATCACTTCGGCGCCGGTGTCCGTCGTCTGATTGGTAACGGTCCAGAGATAAGCGGGGCTCGTCACAGTCTTGACGTCCGAGGCCACGCCATCGCCTACGGTCAGGTGATATTCTTCGGTTGCCTCGCCGAGCGCGATCGGGGTTCCCGACGTCCATGCCCCGCCAACGCGAGTGCGGCGTGACCACGAGAAAGACCAGTCGCCGGTTGCGGGGTCTTTGACCGCCTCCAGATGGACGGGTGCATAGGGCTTGAGGCTGTTTCCCTCGAAGTTCGATAGCGTGATGGGGAAGCCGCTGGTCCGTCCAGACGTGATCGCCATGAACGAAAGCTCGGTGCCGACCTCAGACAGCCCCAGCGTCTCATCCTGCACGGTATCGAGCAAGATGAATTGATCGCTGGCCGCATGAAGTTCGGCGGCCCATTCCGTGCCACGGCGCCCGCGTTTGAAGCCTGACACGGTGTAGGTCTTGTCCGTGACTAGTTCGGCCGTGGTGAATTGCAGCACTTCCCAGCGCCCCAAGTTCCCGATCGCGATCAGGTTCAACAGCGGGTCGGCGTTCGCAGCGGCTTCGGTGCAGCCGATCAGTTCCCCGATTTGCAGGGTCACGGTCATCTCGGTGCCGCGGTCCCAAAGGTTCGGGTTGGCGTACGGCATAGCCTCAGCGACATAGCCCCAGGTCGCGGGCGACGATGACGGCACGCTCGCCAGCTCGTCCGAATATTCCCCATCCGTCTCCTGATAGATGATCGCCCCCGGCCAAGTCCCATCGGCATAGGGGGCCGCGGCGACGTAGAGCAGGGGAGAGGCGTTTTCGTCGCTGTCTGTCAGCAAGGGGACGTCGAGGACGAAGCCCTTGGAGATCAGCGGAACGACAATGATGGAAGGATCGCGCCCGTCGAACCCGGCCCCCGCCGTGCCGTCGAGCGTCGCGAGGCTGCTATGGTCATAGCGCCATTCGGTTTCGATGGTGTCGTCTGCCTTGACCAGCATCCGGGTCGCGCGGGCGGTAATGATGGCGCCGTCCAGTTCGATGGTGCGGACGTCGCCCGGTTCGAGGCCAAGGTTCTGCGCGGTCAGGGAGAACATCGGTTGCTTGCGCTCGTTCCACTGGCGGCGAAAATATCGCTCGGCGAGCTGCGCCGCCTCGTCCACGTCGAGCGCCAGCGTGGTCAGGTCCAGCTTCTGCTCGCCGCGTGCGTCGGTGGTATCGAGCGGGCGAGAAGCGCGCTTGCTGTTCGGCTGTTGATCGGCATCCACGTCGGCGAAGTCGATGACCAGCGCCAAGGGCAGCTCCGACGACTGGCGCACCTTCACGGTATAGCGGGGGTCACCGACGAAGCGCGCGGTTGCCAGCGTTGCGCCGGCAGGAACGCCCGTCCGCTTCAAACCCTGAATCGTCCAGTCGTGCGGGCGAATGTCGCTGTCGAAGGCGTCAAGCAACGGTTCGACCTTGTTGCTGGCCTGCCCGCGCGTGACGCTCCAGCCGCTTACGGTCTGGTCGAGCGCGCTGAAATTATGGTCGGCAATTCCGCATCCGTCCGCCACGTCGGAAACGATGTCGCCGAGATGGACGCCGCTGTTTCCAATGCGGTCGAGGTAACGGAACGCGATTTCAAACCCGAATAGGTCGGCGCCGATGAGCGCGTGGTTGATCGGGTCGTAGATCAGACCGTCGTCGCGATTCAGAACCCAATCGCTCGTGTCAATCGTGCGAACGATAGTCAGCGTCGAAAGCGACACCTCGTTGTCATTGAGCCAGATGGTGGTCGAGCCGGGCGGGAGGTTGGCGAACTGCTTGTCGGTGTTGTAAACCCATAGCGTGATGGTCAACGAATTGGTGATCGAACCGTCAGCGGGATCGATGGAATAGAGATTGCCGTCTGTCCCATAGCCCCAAGCGAGGACGAAATTTCCGGTAACTGGATCGCAGCACGCCGCGACGTTGCCCAAATAATTTCCGACTTCTGGCAGCCCGGCGATCACGAGGAATTGCGGCCCCGTGTCCTCGATCGTCACAACGCGGTAAAAATAGGCTGTGGTCGTGTCGAGATCGATCGAGTGACCGACAGACCAGATATTGCCCGCGTTGTCGGTGAAATACCCCATCGGGTTCCAGTTGATGCCAGTGCTGTCGAGCATCCGCCATTCGGCGCCGTCGATGTAGAAACGGCTCAGACTGGAAAACGGGATGGTCAGCCAATGCTCGTCTCCGTCGCCGTCTGCGAGGACGCGGACCTCTTGCTGACCGCGCGTCGGGCCGTGGTCTTGAATGACATCGACGGAGGTGCCGTCTGCGGAGAAGCGAAGCACGCGCTCATTGTCGCCGCTGATCGCGAGGAAGCGACCGTCCGCATACATTCCAAGCCGCGAGGACAAATTGATCGTGGAGGGCAGGACGCCAGAGATCATCCGCGCGCGGGCAGCGGTGTCCCAGATTTCATAGTCGCCATCGGTCGATGCCCACATGAAGCGCGAATAATCGGTCGAGAAAGTGAAGTTCCAGAGCCGGTGCGGCGGCGACGTGACAACCGAGAATATCTCATAAGGATATTCAGGATCGGCGCTGCTCACAATCTCGACTGAGACTTGCGGGATGCGGTTGCCGATCTTCTCTAGCGGAATGTCCTTGAGCATGATGTAGGGCGTGCCGCGATAGGCCGGGCAGCTTCCCTCCCCATGCTTGGCCTCGATCGTCGCCTGCATCCGGGGATCGGGCATCTGGTCTTCGGTGCCGAGATAGATGGCGATGCGCTCGGAAATGTCCCCGCCGTTCGAGCCGAAGTCAAAGGGAGTAACGGGACCGGCGCCCGACAGGTCATAGACAAGATGGCTGTCGAACCAGATGCGGCGCACCGCGGCGATCTCGTGCCCAGCTAGTGCGACCGCCCACGTTCCGTAGTAGGTATATTCATTGTATTTCCCGCCCTTGGTTTTGCGGCGGCGCTTCACCTCTTTCAGGTCTTCGGCGAAAAAGATCGGCACTTCGAGGCGGCGCATTCCCCAGACGTCGTGAAGCGCCGTGCCATAGTCGGCGCCGGTCACTTTGAGATTGTCGAGACGCGGGCCTTCGATCTTGCGCGACATGGTCAAGGCCATGTTCGCGGCAGTCAGGGCCACCGTGATCGCGGCTTTGGCGACGAAGTTAAGAGGCATCGTCTTCCTTCCATCGCCAGATTGAATGAACCATGTCGCGGGTGACCCGGACGGGCATCACCTTCATCGGTCCATCATGGAGGGCCTGAATCGTCCGCGTCGGCTTTCCTGCGATGGGCGCGGCGATGGCGAGGTGTTGCGGCTTGTGGTTGACCTTGAGCAGCAGAACGTCGCCGGGCAGGATGTCCGTCGCCCGGTCGAACAGGGCCGCGAGGCCGCGTTGCAGGCGGCGCGCGTCAACCTTGAAGCCGTAGTCCCCGGCAATTGCGTGCAGGCTGTCGCCCTCGCTACGGCCACACGCCTTCGCCACGCCCGCGATCAGGCCCTTGCAGTCGCATCCCGCCTTGACGCGGCCCTGCCATTTGAAGGGCGCGCCGATCCATGCTTCCGCCTCCACGGCGATCATGTCGCCGATCATCCTCCGGGGTTCGGATATTTCAGCACTTGGTCAGTGCCAGGAACGTCGGGGAAGCCGCGGAAGGGCAGGGCGTCACCGCCCATGACCATGCAAGCGGCACGGGTTTTAGAGACGCCCGTGGCAGGGTCATAGCAGCCTTGCCGAAGGGTCAGGGTGTCACCGATCTCAGGCGGCTGCGCCAGCTCGGTCCACAGCACGATCGCACCGGCCGCCGACCAGTCCGAAATCTCGACGGGCCGCGTGCCGATCAGCGCGCCGCTGGTGAATAGAACCGTGCCTTTGTTGAAGAAGTTGTCGGCATAGGCCCCGGCGAAGCTGACCGTGATAAGCCGGTCGTTGGTGACCGCCGTAACGGTGGCGGCGACCTCGATGCGCGTGCGGTCGCAAAAACCGACGCCATAATCATTCTCGCAATAGGGGGTGACGAGGCGCCCGGTTTCCTGAGCGAACTTGCTGATTTCCGAATTGATCGTCAGCTTGAAGCGACTACCCACGACTTCGGGCAGCACGACGTAGCCCCGTTGCAGCTTGATCGCGCCCGAGCCCAGGCTCTTCCAATTGACCTGAAAAAAGTGGGCAACAGCGTCGTCGAACCGGCCGCCGAGAATAGCGGCCTTGGTGACGTGCCACGGTTCGGTCGCGACTTCGACCAGCGGGCCGGTGACCTCAACGTCGTCGGCGCCAAAGCCGGTGGACAGGGCAAGGTCGCTCGCCGTGATACCTGTTCGGGGCGAGTAGGAATCGACGCCAGCGCCAATGTCATAGGACAGCGCCCGGTCATGGTCGGTCACTGCGATGACGGTGCCGTCGTTGAGCGCGAGGCGCAGCATCCGGCAGCGGGTGTGCGTTGCGGAAGCAAGGTGCGACGCCATGCCGACGCTGAGATCGCGGCTCACTCCTTCACCTCGACGAGCGCCAGCGTTTCGATATGCTCCAGAAACTCGGCCATACCGGTCGCCTCGAACGACCCTTCAAATCGGACAGGAATATCGTAGAGGCCCGACACGCTGATCGCCTGTGTGCCTGTCGGGCTGGAGAACGTCAGGACGCCGGTCGCATAATTGATGGAATAGCCCGCCCCCGTAACCACGCCGTTCAATTTCACGACCAGCGGCGAGACGGGGCGCGTGACGTTCCGCACCTGAGACTGCCCGCCCACCGTCCAAGTCTTCGTGATCTGGAACGCGGTCGTCACGCCGTCCTTCGATCCGATGACCTCGTCTTCAAGGGCGCTGTTCACCGGGTCCCAATCGCGGAAGCGAAAGGCGATGGCGCCGCGCGAGGCTTTCCACATTTCCTTGACCGCGAGCGCGATCGTGCCGTCATAGTCGGACGCGGGGTAGCTGATGTCATAAGCCAGCTCGTTTTGCGCATGGCGAATGTTGGCGACCTCAAAGCCGCCATCGGTCTTGACGATCGTTGTTCCCGGTTCGCTTTCGCGGCGGGTGGCGTTGATTTCGACCTGTTCGGGCAGGCGCTGGTCAATGAAGGTCATACGCCCGTGGGTCCGTTCATTTCCTGTCGGAAGCGGCGTGCCGCCTGCGATCCTGCCTCGCGAGCCTGTCCGGCGTTCGTGATGCCGGGGAAGACGAAGGTGGGCTTAAAGACTTGCTGTCCCCCGCCCATGAGGTCGCCCAATTCGTCGTTGGCGATGATGCGGCGGCCCGGATCGAGATCGATCAATTCGGGGCCGCGCTCACCGACAAGAGCAAGGCCGCGAGGCGTGTAGTTCGTCCCGTTCGCAAAGCCGGGGATGCCCGCGAGGCCGCCGCCCAAGCTGGAACCGGCCGCCGCTGGTCCAGCCCCACCCAGCCCGAGCATCCCCGCGAGCGGAGCGATGATCGCCCGCTGGATCGCGAGGCGCAGAAGGTCCGATAGGATCGACTGCAAGATGGTGTGAGCCGTATCGCCGAGAGACTGAAAATTGACGATGGCGTTGACCAGTTCGTCATTCAGTTGCTCTAGCCCATTGATCTTTATTTGATCGACCGCCTCGTTGATCTGCTCCGGGGACTGGCGAAGGTTTCGCAGATAGGCTTCGGCCTGCGTCTCGCTCGAACGGCTGACAGCCGCGCGCTCGCCTGCATTGAGGGCGTCGAGACTATTGAGGATGGCTTGAGCTTTGTCCTTCTCGGCTTTGCTCGCGATCTTGCTGTCAACGACCATCTGGAGCTGGTTGCGGCGATACTGCTGCTCCAGGTCGAGTATCTGGAGCGCAAGCGCCTTCCGTTCCGATTGTGTGTCCGCCATGTCATAGGCGTTGCGAAGGGCGTCACGCTGAGCGTCGAACTGGACTTGCGCCGTGTCCGCCGCCTGCTTTTCGATCTCTTCCTGTTCCTCGCGCCAGATGGCCGTCCCATAGAGCGATTGCTTTGCTTCGATCAGTAGGCCGGTGTCCTCGTCGTAGACGGCTTGCTGCCCATAGAGCTTTTCAACGATCTCCATGCGCGCGGCGGCTTCCGCCTTCGTGATCTCCTTCTTGCGCAGTGCCTCGTCGATGTCGGAAACCCGGCCCTCGCGTTCGAGGCTCAAGGCGTCCCGTTGCAGTTCGGCGCGCTCTTCCGCCGAAGTGGTGAGCTGTTCCCGCGCCCGGATTTCCTCCAGAAGTAGCGAGCGCATTTCCTGTTCTTCGCGAAACTTCTGGTCGAGCGGGTCAGGGCCTTTGGGGCCGGACGATCGGCTGCCCCCGGCCTTCTTCCCCGACGACGCGTTTGCAACGCCTTCCGCCGTGGCGGGCGCGCTCGGCTTGGTCGGTGCCATCGCTGCTTCGGTTAGGCGACTGTCACCAAAGGCCCGGCCCCCGCCACGTCCGCCCTTCGGCTTCGGCTTCTTGTTGCCCGATCGACCAACGGAAAAGATGGACCCAGTATAGGGAGTGCCGCCGCGGTTTTGGCGTTGGATGCGGATATTCTCTTCCGCCGCATTCGGGCCACCGGCAGCATCGCGCCACTTGCGCCACGCAATCAGGGCATCGCTCGCGGCGTCGGTCAGCCGGATAAGCTGGTCGACTAGGACGCCGATCGCAGCGGCGTTCTGCGCAACGGCGTTCGAAATCTTTGCCGAGAGAACCTGTTTCAGCTCGGCGATCTTGTCGGCGGTTTCGTCCGCGTCCTGAATCGCTTTCTCGCTCAGCACCAAGCCGAGCCGGTGCGCAGCGTCCCGGAGCTGATTGACGCCGGCCGCTCCATTTGCGAGCAACGGAGCAAGCTTCTGACCGGCCTTGCCGAATAGATCGACGAGGATTGCAGCACGTTCGGCGGGCGAGTGGATTTTCTTCAAGCCCTCCGCGATCAGCGGGATAGTCTCGCCAGCGTCCCGGACATTGCCGTTCGCATCACGGACGGTGATGCCAAGGAGCTTGAGGGCGTCGGTTGGCGCCTTGGCCCCCATCGCGGCATCGCCGAGACGGCGGGTGAGCTGCGAAAGCGCCTGATCCATCTCGCCTTGTTCGATGCCGGTTTGCGTCGCGGCATACCGATATTCTTGCAGGGCCTTCGTGGTCACGCCGAGTTGCTGCGATACCTCGCCGAGCGATGAGGCGTAATCGAGCCCGGCCTTGGTCACGCGCACAAGCTCGCCGATGGCGAACGCCCCCAGCATCGCGACGAACGCGCCCTTGATGGCCGTGCCCGCGCGAAGGACGTGCTTCTCCAGTCCGGTGACTTCTTTCTTCGCCCGGCTGCTGCCTTTCTCCAAGGCGGCGGTTTCAAGTCCGAGGTGGACACTGAGGCGGGCGATGACGTCGCCAAGGGCCATATCCATCTCCTTGTAAGGTGTGCCGTGGCGGCACAGCGATTGCCCCTCGCGCCATCAAGAATTGCGCCCTATCGTGCGCGCCTCGTTGGGAGTGGGAACAGCAATGCGGGGCATTCTGAAAGAGATCGCGAACGCGCTATATTTGTTCACGGTGATTGGCGGCGGGCTCGCCGCGTGGGTGGTCTTCAATTCGCTTATGGCGATGGGCGAATATGGTCAGCCTGACTATTCGGCCCTCATCGCGGTCACGCTACCGATCATTCCCTACTGCATGGCGCGCGCGGTCGATGGGATGCGCCGGAACTATTATCCCTCAGCGCCAGAGGTCGGCGAAGGCTGACCGTCCGGCTTCGGTGCGAACCGCTCGAAAAGCGCGCGCACCTTCTCCACGCCTTCGGCCCGGCGCTGTTCCGGGGTCTGCGGCGGTTTGAGGTAGTGCGCCAGCGGCTTCAATCGCTTCTGCCCGCCGAAGGCCCCTGCATACCAACCGGTGGCTACCGACCGCTCTTGCGCGGCCCGAAGCTTGGCGCCCACGATGATCGCAAAGGTTCGCGGCGTAGCCCGCCAGAAATCGTCCGGCTCTAGGCCGGCGGCGCACCACTGGCGCCAGAGGTCGTCCCAAGTGGGACGCGGTCCTTTCCCGGCTCCTTATCCCCCGTGTCCTTGGGGAAGGCGTCAATGCCCGCGCGTTCCAGTGCTTCGCTCACCGCGTCACCGTCCGCCATGAATATCGCGGTCGCGTCTGCGAGGGTGAGCAGCCGGTGGTTCTGCTGCAATGCGCCGTAGAGCATCGCCCGGATCGCGCCGACGAAGCCAGCTCCAGCATCGGCCATGAGGCTCGGCAATGGCCTGCCATACATCTGCTCCGCAACGACAAACGCCTCGAAGTCGAGAACGAGCCGAAACTCGCGCCCGTCTTCGAGGCGTAGCATTGCCTCCCCTTTAAGCGGGTTCGCCATGACGGTCAGGCCGCGTAGGGGGCGATGGCGGCAACGGTAACGACACGGAACGTTGCAGTCGCTTCGCGCACGCCGTCCGAGATAACCCGGCCACGGTCATAGCCGGTGCAACGGCAAGTGCCGGTGATCTGCGCGGCGGGTGCGCCATTGGCGGGCAACACGGCCTTGAAGGCGCGCGTGTCGCCAGCGGCAAGCGCCGCTTCAAGCAGGGCGTCAGTGTCCGAAAGCTCGCGGCAATTCAGCATGACCTCGAAGTCGGTGTCCTCATAGAAGCCCGACACATACTCGCGGCGCCAGTCCGGCGACTTGAGGTGCGTGGCCTCCACCTGTTCGCGCGGACCCGCGCCGGGGACGTCAAACTCTTTGACCTGGCGCAGCTCATAAAGGGTGGTGCCGTTGTGGAGGTGATATTCGCCCATATAGCCGAGCGTGGCGTCTTGAGTCTCTGCCATTTCAATTTCCTTGGTTGGGGGACCTTAAACGAGGCGATGTTCGGGCAGCAGGTCCAAGCTTGCCCGTGATAGGGTTCCAGAGGTGGAATCGTCGCTGAGATCGCGGGGGCCTTCGGCTTTCACGAGGCCGAACTTCACGCCGCCATGCGTGCCGGGGACAGCAACAATCGTGACGATGTTGTCCGCGATCTTGCGGGCGGTCGCGTATTTCTTCGCGTAAATGTCATACTGGACCCGCGAGACGCGCGTCGGGACGCGGGTCGCTGATAACCTGATAGGTGGCATAGGGCTCAGCGGCGTCCTGCGGCACCTTATCGACCGGATAGAGGCGCGTGCCGAGATCGGCGGCGACCAGCGGGGCGGTGGTGATCCAGCCGAACAGGGCAGACACGAAATCAGCCATCAACGCCCCCTTGCTGCCTTCCTCGCGATGCGCGCGCGGGCCTTGCCTATGTTGGTGGCAAGTTCCTCGCGCACGTCGCCAATGACCTTCTGACCCTCACTATCGGCGGCGGGTCGGGCGTAGGGGTGCGCGGGCATGTTGCGCGTCCCGTCTTCCTGCCATCCGGCATTCGCCCGGGCGCGCTTCCCGACCGGTGCGGGGCCGGTGCGGACCTCGACACCGTTACGGGACTGGAACCGGACGCTCCCACGCTCTCGAGAGGCCCGCACGCGCTGCGTTCGCATTGTCTCATTGAGATGTTTGCCGTCGCCGTCCCGGTCAGCGGAATCGCGCGGCGCCAGTTCTGCCATCCGGTTTTCGACGCGCTTCATCGAACCTTCGGCGGTGCGCCACAGGACATTGCGCGCCGTGGCTTTCGGCAGTTCTTCAACGAGCGCCTTTTCCAGTTCCTTGAAGCCGGTGACCCGGAACGTGTCCCGCGCCATCGCTTAGAGCGCGACGCCCGCTTCGTGGAACTTCACGCTCAGCACCGACACGCTCTTTGCGAGGCCGACGATGACAACATAATCGCCGGCCGAAAGGTCTTCGAGCGGGCAGATGCCGCCCGGCGTGGGCGACAGGTAATAGGTGGTGCCGGGGACCAGCGTGGCGCCGATCGTGATGTCACCTTCGGTCAGGACGTCGAGCGGCTGACCGTCGCTGGCACCGTTGAGGCAAATGCCATCGGGCGAGCGAGCGGCGACCGTCGCGCTGTCGCTGTCGGTGAGCTTCGATTTCAGGTCTGCCGCGTCGCGGTAAACCACTTTGCCAGCGGTGACGGCGGCGCCGGCCGTGCGGCGGGCGAGGGATGCGTTCGACGATGCCACGACGTTCGCGGCGGTGATGGTGAGGTCAGCCATGTGAAAATCTCCAGAGGGGTTGCACGTTGAAAGGATGCGAAAGCGCGGTCAGGGTTTTGCGCGGCTCGCGGTGAAATCGATCTCGCTCTTGCCGAGCGGGGTGATGTCGATGATGTCCCAGATAACGGCGCCGATCTTGATGCGGTCGGCTTCGGTGAGGCTTCGGGTGACGGCGTTCTGACCGACGTTGAAGGTGGCCTGCTTGCTCGCCTGTTCGCGTGCTGCCTGTCGGCGCTCGTCACCGCGTCCATAAAAGACCTTCGCCATCGAAGATCCGATCTCGCTCCACGCTTCGACCTGTTCGCCGTAGTTGTCCTGACTGGTCGAGAAACGTTCGAAGGTAATGCGCGTGTCGCGGTCCCCGGCGGGCGTCTTTGCCATTGGTCGGTCCTATCGGGTCAGGCGACGGTCGGGCGGCGGCGGGTTTCGAGCAAGCTGCTCGCGGAGTCCGGCAGGCCGCCGTTCTCCCGGTCCCGATAGATCGTGCCAAGGGTGAGCAGGATCGCGGCCTTGACGTCGAAGGGGACCGTTGCGTCCGTCCAGTCGGTGCCTTCCTCCTTGATGTGGCGAAGCACGATCGCGGTTGCCGTCTCGGCATCGTCGGCGACATTCGCCGCAATATCCGGGTCGGCCATGTCCGTTTCGGTAAGCTGGAGGTGGCGGCGGGCGGCATCGGTGGTGACGAGCGCGGTCATTGCGCGGCCCTTCCGTCGCGGCCCTTCTTCACTGCGAGGCGCCAGCCGCTATCGGCGGCGTCGGGCTTCGCATCGGTCGAGCGTTGAGCGATCCATAGCGAGCCGCCCCACGTCACCGCATCGCCATGCTCGTAGGTGCCTTCTTTCCAGACGCCGCGATCCAGCACGACGGGGAATGAAAATTCAAACGAGTGCATTTCTGCGCCGTGGGTGAAGCAGAATTTGAAGGTCCGCCCGTCGTCACCCTGCACAATGTCGAAGTCGTCGAGCGTGAAGGTTGCGCCGTGGTCGCCGTCCTTCCCGACAATCCGCCCCATCTCCTTCGTCCGGCCGTCGCTGAATGTCAGCACGAGGCCGCCTTCGCGATCGATGACGGCGTCTGCGATGCCGCGGAGATCGCGCAGTCCTGCAATCGTCTTTTGCTGTTCGGCAAGCTGCGCCTGAAACGGCGCCACCGCTGCGGCGACGACGTCGGCAATATCGTCGAGATTAAGCATTCAGGCGCTCCCTGATTTTCTCGTGCAAGAGCGCCTTCCGGCCCGCGCGGTCTTCTTCTGTCGGCTCGTCATCGTTGGCGGGCGCGACAGGTGGCGTAACGGGCGGGGGTTCCTTGGCGTCTTCGATTAGACGGGCGTCGCGCGCGGCGATGGCGGCGACGGAATGGTCCTGCATCTGGAGATAGACCGTGCCACCGCCTTCGGGCAGCGGGGCTTCGTCCAGTTCGCGGCGCTGTTCGTCGAGAGTGAGGATGCCCTTTTTCTTCGCGACCGCATCGACCTGGGCCGTGCTGTCCATCCGGATCAGGCCCTTGATGTCAAACTCGACACCCGCGCCCTCGCTAAAGCCAAGCCCTTCATCCAAGCAAAGCTCGATGTCCTCGATATGGGACTGGAGGCACTGAGAATAATATTGGGTAGTCATCGCTTCGACGTTGTCGTTCGCCGGGGCTTCGCCGATGCCGACCATGAAGCCGGGGACGTGATAGACCGAGCAGACGACTTCGGCGGTCCACTTGAGTTGTTCGATGACCTGAGCATCGACGCCCTTCACGATGAAGGCTTCGTATTTCAGGCCCTCGCCGAGAACCGCCGTCTTGCCGGTGTTGGCGCCGCTGTAATTGGTTTCCCAAGTTTCCTTGAGCATCGCGGCGGTTTCGTCGCTGATTTTCTTGTCGGTGCTGAGCGTGCCACCGGGGCGCCCGCCGTTCTGGAAAAGATGGGTGTTGGCGCGCTGGATCGCATCGCCCTGCGTCGCCGCCAACCCGGCCGCAAAGATCGGCGAGAGGCCGACCATCGGATGAAAGAGGCAGTTGAAGCGGTCGTGGATGATCTCGCGCGCGGGAACCGTGACCTGTTCGGTGAGCCCGAGCATGTTGTCGCCGTCGAGCTGGTAGAAGACGTCACCGCTTTCCGAGATCAGCACCGTGACAAGATCGGGGTCGAGAATGTGAAGGCCCGCGACCATGCCCGCATTATTGCGGGCCTTGAGGGCATAGGTGTTGCCCGCGCGCAGCTTCGACAGCACCCACGATTCAATGAACTGGATGCGGTTCTGATAGCTGTTCGGGCGGCGTAGCAGGGTGCGGTAGGGGCTGTTGCGGCGCTCGCTCCAGATACCGTTGTCGCCCTGTTCGACGATCTTGATGCGCAGCTTCTTGATGTCCGAGGCGATGCGCGTTTGGCACGAGAAAACGGCGTGGTTGGCCTGCACGCTGGCGAGATCGACCCGGACGTCCTGTTGATAGGCGCCGGGGTAGGACTCGCTCGCGAACAGGCGGTTCCATCCCCGCCCGCCATCGGCGGGGGAGAGGGACCGCGCGCGCGTGATCTCGAAGCCGAAGATTTTCACGCGGGCTTCGACTTCGCTTTGCGCTTCGTCGCGGGCTTGGGCTTCACGACGGGCTTTTCGTCCGACGCCGGAAACTTCGCCTTGCCGATCGCGACCAGCGCGCGAGCGTCGGCGCGGGTGCGGGCGTTGAAGGTGTCGTCGGGGAGCAGGCGGCGCGTGCCGTAGGTCAGCGCCGTGGTGGCAATCAGGTCAACCATAAGACCCTCCTGAAAAATGTGGCGGGCGACCAAGGGGGAGGTCGCCCGCCAGCCGGGGGGTTACGGGGTTTCGGGCGTGCCGTAGGCGGCGTCACCGATGTAGGCGACGGCCGACGCGCGGCGCTTGGCGTAGTTGAGCGGGCGCACAACCTTGATCGCCACCGAGTCCGTCTGGAACATCGAAACGACGGTGGCGTTGGCCACGGGCGTATCGCTCGCGCCGTCCGGTGCGCTGTCCATCTGGATCGACGCTTCGGTGGAAAGTGAAACCTCCACGCCGCGGTCGCCGATCTTGTAGATGTCCGAAGGCTTGAGCAGGATGAAATCGCCCGCACCGACGTTGCCGCCGGCAACGAGCGGGTCACCGAGAAGCTGGCCGCCGCTGGCCGTAAGGCCGGGGAACTGCCAACCGCCCATGACATTCTGCATCAGGCCAAGTGACTTCGCGAGCGATTCAGTCGTGACGAACTGGAGGCCCGAAGCATTGTTGGCCGCGATGAAGCCCGCATAGAGCGCCTTCACGTCCTCGATAACGCCCGCCACGTCGGCGCCCGCGCTGGTCCCGGCGGTGAGGCCGTTGAGGATGCCAGCAGGCGAGACGCCCGCGACAGCCGCACCCGCACCGAGGAAGGTGGTATCGACACGCTGCGCGGATGCTTCCACGAGTGCGTCGCGAACCAGCTTCTCAGCCGAAGGCGTGGAATCGCGAAGCAGTTCCTTCGACACGACCGCCAGCGCAGCGACCTTCAAGGGGGTCAGGTTGACCGCCATGAAGTCTGCCTTGCTGACCGGGATCGACTTCGATTCACCGACCCAATAGGCCGTTGCCGCGCCATCCTGGCCCTTGATCTGGACGTTCGCCGGAACCTCGCGAAGCGGCAGGCGATCAAAGATCGTCTGTGCATAGAGGTAATCGATGAAGTCGCCCGTGTAGCGGGTATCAGCAGCGACCAGTTCGGCGCCCCATTCGCCTGAGCCGCTACCGCCGCCAGCGACGGCAGCCTTCACGACTTCGACGAGCTGCGGGTTCGACTTGCCCCAACGCTGGAAAGCGATGCCGACAGCCGACACGTCGTCAAGGCGGGCCAGCGTTTTCGCGATGACCATGCGGGTGAAGTTCTGGCCTTCGAAAGCCTCTTCACTGTCGCCCTTGTTGATGATCGTGATGCCGCCGCGCGATGCGGTGGCGCCGGCCGCCGTGGTGCCGACAGCAGCGGTTGCGGTCGAAGCGGCGTTCTTCTCGATCTTGCGCAGACGGTCGAGATGCTTGTCGATCTCGGCGATGTCCAGTTCGTTGCCGTCGAAGGCTTCGGACTGTTCGGTGTCGAGCGTGGTGCCCTCGCCAGCAGCTTTTTCCATGATGGCGGTATTGGCGCCGGTGAGGGCTGCGCGCTTCTCTTCGAAGGCGCGGATTTGTTCTGCGATATTCATTGAATTGGTCCTTGATCAGGTCCGCTTGATTTCGCGGATAACGAAGGGTTTTGCCCGATCGCGGGCGTCATCCAGCTTCACGACGCGCCCGGTGCCAGACGAGGCGGGCGGTTCGCGCTGCGGAATAGTGGGCTCAGCGACGCCGGCCGCTTTGCGCAGCCCCGCGTCGATGGATTTGACGGCGTCGATGGTGGCTTCCGCTTGGGCGGGAATCGTCACCGCGCTCAGCTCGAACCAGTTCCATTCGTCAAATTCGATGCCGCCGTCTTCGATGAAGGCATATTTGACCGGGTTGAAACCGATCGACACAGCGGCGACCAGCTTCATTTTGATGCACTGCCAAGCGAAGTCGAGAAGGTCTTTCAGCTTGCCGGGCTCGTCGGTCTTCGCGATCTGCGCCTTGAAGCGGATGCCCTCTTTCGTGGCGCTGGCTTCGATGACGTGACCAATGGGCTGGTCGTGATTGTGCTGCCAGAGGAAGGGCAGGGGCAGGGCGAACTTCGCGCCGAGCGGATTGACGACGTCGCCGCTGCGATCGGGCGAGGGCGTCGTCGCCAGCCCTTCGATGATGCGCTCGTCTTCGTCGATCGATTTGACGGTCAGGATGGAATAGGCGCGATTCTGCATGGCGGACCTCACACGGTAAAAATCTGGACTTGCCGGGTCGGGCGCTCGAAGGCGCAAGCGGCACCGACTGCCATGCAAAGGGCGATGGCGGCGTCGATCTTGTTCGTGGCCCGCTCCTTCGCGAGCCAGTAATTCCCCCAGCGGTCTTCCGCGGTAACGGCGCTCATCATGGCGCTGATCGTCACCGGGTTATTCTGGATCCGAAGCCGTCCTTCGAGAATGAGCAGTTCGACCATGCGGACGCTCATCGGCATCCAAAGGCCCTCAGGTTCCCGGCCCGCGTCGATGGCCGCTTCCTTCATCTCTTCGGTCGGCTTGCCCTTCTTCGTCCCGCCTTGGGGATGCTCGACACATTGGATCGAAAGCCCCAGCTCGATCATCTCCGGTTCGAGCATCCGGCTAAAGGCGTATCGGTCATAGGCGAGGCACTGGACGTTGAAGTCATGGGCCGCTTCGGCGAGGGCTTGGGCTACGTGCCGGTAGTTGATGCTCTGGCCCTTGGGGGCCTGTAGGTGGCCTTGAGTGACCCAAAGTTCATAGGGCAGCTTATCGACCAGCGCGCGGGCGGCGATCGTGTCGCCGGGCGTCCACGCCTGCACCCAAGCATCATAGACCGGCTTGCCCTTATGCTCGCCCTCTTCGACGACGCCGGACTGGACGCAATAGCCGAGCGCGGTGATGTCTTTGACCTGGCTGAGATCGGCGCCGAGACAAGCCTTCTTCCCGGCATGTTCGTCGATGGGCTCGAAATCAACGATGCACGGCTCTAGCGCGGCCCGCGTCATCCATGCGGTTTCGGCGTCGGTCCAGACACAGAAATGTAGACGAAGGATGCCGTTGAGCTTGCCGGGCATATCCCGTGCCTGCTTCACGACGCCGGCAAGATATTCCTCTTCAATGGTGATGCCGAGCAGCGGGTTCGCCTTTGCCCAGCATGACGGGTCGTTAAGCGGGTCATCGCCTTGGTCGAGTGCGCAGACATAGGCGAAGGTCGTGTCGTCGATCGCGTCGCCGATGTAGAATGCGTCATCGCTTCGGGCGTTGAGGTTCCCGGCCGCCACCTTGACGGCATGTTCATGCTCTTCCCAGCAGACCGAATTGCGGTCGGTGCCGCTGTTCGTGGTCATCAATAGAAGGGGCTGAATGCGGAACTTGAAGCCGCGCTCCAGCATTTCCATCGTTCCGCGGTCGGGATGCTCGTGGACCTCGTCGCAAAGCGCGAAGTGCGGGCGTGGTCCCGACCCGGTCTTCTTCGTCTCGCGGCTGACCGGCTCGAAGAATGAACCGGTGTCCGAATAGTGGATATTATATTCCCGGCCTTCGCCGCCGCTGAACCTCAGACGCTTCGCAAGGGCGGGGGACTGGCGCACCATCTTGACCGCATCGCGGAACAGGATCGCGGCCTGTGACTTCGTCGCGCCCGCCGCGTAAATCTTCGAGCCGGAATCGCCATC